TCATACCAATCTCCTAAATAAGTTTCTATTATTTTTCCCATGATTTACTAATATTTGTGTCTGCTTTTAACAGACCGTTAGTTACTACTTTTAATGCTGCAAGCTCCATAAGTTCTGTTAGTTTATCTACCCACTTATCAGCATACTCTATTTTACATATTGTATCTATCTGATCGTGTACAGTCATAACTATCTGAACAGGAGCGCCTGTCATCTTAATATAATCTCTAATAAGAATAAGCGCCAGCTTTGTCATATCTGCAGATGCACCCTGTATAGGTGTATTCTTGCTAGCACGTTCTATACTACCAAGCTCAAAGGCTGCGCCTCTATCTGAGTTGATTCTAGGATGCCAGCTAGAAAACCATCTACGTCTATTAAATGGAGGAAATGTTTTGATATAGCCATACTTTTTACCAAAACCTCCAAGTTTAGATAAAAAGCCACCGATAGCAGGAAACGCATCAAAGTATTTACTGATTAACGCTTCAGCTTCTGGTATACTAATGTCAAGAGTGTTGGCTAGTTTGTGCGGTCCCATACCGTAGGCTAGGCCAAAGTTAATAGTCTTTACATTAGTACGTAACTTAGAATGCTTAGGACAGTTGCACTTCTCTCTTTTCAGAAGGAAGGCACAACCATCTTCAGCAGCATCGGTCCATTGTGTGCCGTATACAAGTTCAGCACACACACTATGTAAGTCTTGCCCTTTTTGTAAAGCATCTATCCATACAGGATCTTTGCTACCAAAAGCGATGACATTCAACTCCTGACTACTATAATCTGAAGATACAAAACAATATCCTTCAGGGGCTGTAAAGCAGTTTCTAAAAGAATTATCTGCAGGTATCTGTTGCATATTAGGTTTACTACTAGCAACACGACCTGTATCTAATATCTGATTAAAACTTGTGTGTATTTTATTATCACAAGACACAAATTTAAAGAAGTCTTTACCATAAGATGTAGCTAACTTCATTTTTTCTTTGTACTTAACATACAAATCAATAATTTTATGTCTTCGTCTAAGTTTATACATCTCTTTACCATTGACATTCTCTAGCTCTGGAACCAGTTTTTTAAACACTTTAAGAACTTGCGTAGGGCTAGTCCATTTTACACCAACCTTACGCAATTCTTCTTGTGGCGTAAACAAGTCGCCCTGAATATGAGACAACACAAAGCACGACAACTCTGGGACGATTAATACCAGGTTATCTAATTCATCTCTCATATTCAAAGCTTCTTGTTCGCTTCTACGTGCAATGACCTCCCAAGCGTCTTTGTCAATATCAAGTCCATTGTACTCAATATCTGCAAATGCTAACACTGCACGATTTTCTAATTTTATTACATTCTCTAGTTTATTCTCAGTTATTTGCGGTAGCTGATGTTCCCTTACGCTAAGCAGATATTCTACATCTTTAGCACCATATATAATCTGGTCATCAGTATACGCTTGTCCAGTTAAACCAATAAATCTATTTCTGACTTCTTTGTCTAAGTCTACATTAAGATATTTTTTACAAACATCTTTCAATCCATACTTCACCCCATCCTTGCCGCAGTTTATCACACGTTCTGCAAGGAAAGTGTCGTAGACACACTCAAGCTCGATACCACTATAGTGTTTGATAAACTTATAGTCAAACTTGGCGTTATGAAGTATTTTTATAATACTTTGTGATTCAAGTATGTCACGTAATGGCTCTATACTTATATGTCTAGTATCAATAACAAACTGTTTATGTTTGTCACCAATCTGAAACATAATCATACGCTTGCACGTAAAGTCAAAACCCTCAGTTTCAGTGTCAACACCTAACACATCTACTGTAGAGCAATAGTCAACCACGTCTTGAATTGTTCCCAACTCATAACGTGATGACGTAATTGCTGATGTTGTATTAGAGATTAACTGAATCATGATAATCGTGATCAGCTCTTATCTCTAAATATCTTTCTTGAGATGCTATTTCAGCTTTTTCTTCAAGATAATCTTCATACTCTGGCATTAGGTGTTTGTCAACCAGAATACATACATACTTAGCGTATATAGTTTCAAATGTCTGACCTCCAAATTCAAATGTTTTTAAATTATTCTTGGAGGCTAGTTCATAATTTAGTTTAAAGACGGAATATGTGCCGTCTGTAATCATCTGATAGATGAAACCCATATGTGACATAATATTAATTTTAAAAGTTAATTTTTAGGCGATGAGCCTGTATACATAATAAAAAAATCACCACGCATTGGTGTAGGTCTACCTTTTGGTTGATCAGATCCTTGTGTTCCAAACATAAGTTGAAATCCTATATCTGTATTTATTACCTTAGGAATATCATACTCTACATCTATGCGTTCTCTAGTAATTTTTTGTCCTCTGAAGACTATTTCTTCTTCGGTGACAACATTTCGTACTATTTTTTGTACCTTGTCATTTCCCATATAAAAATATTTGGTTAGCAAAAACAAATATAATCAAAACGATTATATTTATATACATTTTGTTGATAAAATAGGACGAGAAATTAATCCCGTCCTATTACCAAAAACAAGTTTAGAATCCAAGTGAGTCATCACCCACTGGAAGCTGTGCTTCTGTTGCTTGAACTTTCTTGTCCTCTACAACAATAGCCTCAGTATCACTCTCTAGTAAGATGTGTTGTACCTCATCATTAGTCAACACCATCATAGTATTGCTAAATATGTAGTCACCTTTGTGAGTGATATAATCTCCATCTTTACCTCTGCGTTTTGCAGCAGTTTCAAGATTTTGTTCCTGCCATTTGTTTGGTGCAGTTGTCTCAACGATACGTAGTTTCATACGTACACCATTAATTTCAGGATTAAGAATGTTTAAGTCCATAACCTCGCCCTTGTCAGACATATACCAATCACCGTCGTCACCGAAGTTGATTCCAAATGTCTCAGAAGCGTCAGCTGGTTCAGCTGTAACCCAACATCTACGAGCTCTAGTTGCAAATCTGTCATCAGACTTGTTTAATAGAGTCAACAAACTAACAGGTCTGTCAGATGTTTGTACAATTTCAGCAAATTCTAATTGAATTTTGCCATTACTTACTTTTCTTGCACCTGCAAGAAGCGTGTCTCCTGGATTTAAGGTATCCAGAGAACCTGTAGCGAATTCTGCCATGATAATAATGATTTAATTAATTAATGTTTTACCGCTTTCTTTAAGCGATCTTCTAATAAATTTTGCACTCTAAGTTTGTGTGTCATATAGATACTCATCATAGAATACTGTGCATTTTTTACGGATAAACTAACAGCACTGTCAAGCTCGTTGACATATGCTGCTAGTTGATTATTAGACAATCCGTTGATGTCTATATCTAAATCTACTTTGATTTCTTTCATAATTGTTAACTTTGTAAAATATAATCCCATTCATCAGCGTACCCATGTTCGTACTCCTGACGCAACCAGTCAATTTCAGCCATCATATCATATAAAAGTTTTTCTCTAACAGACATTACTTGTATATATGTATGCTTTCCTAAAATTAAATTTAGTTGTTCTCTATTTTCTTCTACACAGTCTGATATTCTCATATGATACATATCTTGATTATTCCTTTTAATCATATGCAGTATATTTAATAGATGCTCTGCACCTAAATCTTCTACTGCTATCTGTTGACCATCTCTAGTTGTCCAATAATTTGTTTTCATAATAATTATTTATTAACGAGTCTGCTTTGTATTCATACTCAATCCATAATTTATTTAATTCATAATCTAGTTGTATTTGTTCTAGACTACGTGTTGTACCACAGCTCACTAGAGCCATAGTACAAATACATAGAATATACTTCATTACAATTTAGATTTTAAACGTTCAGCATCATTTTTATCAGAAGGACTATTATAACAATGGTCTAAATTTGTCTGTTCAATATCTTCTCTTTCAACAATCTGATCATATACTTCATTTAGTTCTGCTCTTAATTTTTCATTTTCATTAACAAGAGTTTGCCAATCAGATTCCCAAACGTTATTCTTTTCTTTAAGTTCAAGATTCTCTGCTTTTAACCTATCAACATCTTGTAATGCTTTGGTTAGTTCTAAGTTTCTTTGGAGCATATTAAACTCCTTAATGTCTTTTAACTTTGTCATGCCTAATAATGTTTTTAATGTTACAGACTATCGTGTGATAGTTTCGTCTATTGAAGACTCATCAGTGTAACTGAAAAAATAATGGGAAGCTACTAATCACTTCACTTCCCATTATAAGTGAAAAGAGAGTATTGATATAGAAATACCAACTCTATTACTCTCTTCTCTTTTTTAGTTGTTTACGATTGTTTGTTCAAGGTTAGCTACTCCTATGTTTCCATTGTCCTAGGAACAAAAGTTGGTTATATATAAATAAGACTATTACACTTTTACAATCATTTATAATAGAATGGTATAAAATAACAAGTCTCTATCTATTACCGACTATAACGGCTGAAAGGTCAAGAGGCCTGCTGATGAATTTCACACCACAAACCTTGTTATTATATCGTACGGAGCACCAGGATTGAATCTACCTTGTAGTTCAACTGCCTCTGTCGGCACAGGTGATCAAACCTGCCTGTCATATAGAGATCGACCACTCTATTATGTAAAGCTCCTGTAATCTTAAATATCTTTAATGATCTTCCTCTTCTACTTCTGATTCATATTTATTTTCATATAAACGTTTGTAGAGGTCAATCTGTTGTTGTAGACATCCTAATTGGAATTCATGAGATTCCTTCATTTTCTCTATTTTTTCTTCAAGAGCCATGGTATTAAAATGAAACCTAACAAGTTCTTTCTGTAATAACTCAAAGTTTTCTTCATTACAATCAAAAGTTTTAACAAGAGTTTTGAATTCAATGCGTTTGTGTTCAATGTCCATAAGTATATTATTTTTAATATTATGTTATATTATTATAATAATCCCGCAATGTATAGTTGTATGAAAAGTGGAAAAAGCTGTGTGAGAGACTTACTTGTCACACTCACACAACCAATTCCTATTGAGATCAGCTCAATTCTCAATACATATATCAAAGTATTGTATCGTAGTGTACGCTGAGTTTAGCACAATATAAAAAAGCACTCCGATTAGGAGTGCGTAGCAAGCGGAAGACAAGAACTATCTACGAGGAACAGCGTTCATCTTGACAATCTTACCTGCCTTGATAGATTTCTCAATCACTTTAGCTTGCGAAACGGGAACAACTTTGGCCTCAAAGTCGATGATAGTCACTTCACTATCAGTCTCAACCATTGTTGGCTCAAACACAACTACCTTGTAGTCGTTGTTACCGTTCTTTGTGTCGATGACCTCAGATACTATACCTAAAGTCAAATTTAATTCAGTCATTTTCATAATATAAAATAAAATACGGGGTTATCTAATAATCGAAACAAAGTAGGGGTCATTGATCAAAGTGGTTACCACGCTCACAAAAAGTCCATAAAAAATTTTTTTTGGTTTTATTTTTTTTTACATTTGCCTAATGACTTTTAAAGAAATATTAAAAAACTGCAAACAAAAACTAATAGATGGCAAGACAATCAACATTCACAAGACTAGAGACACCAAAGAAAAAACGACCAGGAGTACATGCAAAAAGTAAAACCAGCAAATTATCTAGTTCAAAAAACTACAAGAAAAAATACAGAGGGCAAGGAAGATAAAAATAGTTTATGTATCTTTGCACAAGCACAGGCACTCTTAAACAAGAGTATCACCCCTGAGGATCGAAAGAGCAGTAGGGGGTCAGACGTGGGATTTATACATTCTAATATAATAGTCATTTGGCCAAGTTAGAATGCAAATACGCTTGAAAAAACGCTGTGACAGCGAATCATCGGCAGGAAATTTTCTCCCATAGCCTGTAAAAGAACGAGTATAGTTCTTAGTTAGGACACATTACACAGAGGTAGGTGTGGTGAATTAACATCAAGATTAGTGTCCTTGGGTCCCCAGTTTAATCTGAAATAGTGGGAGCACTGCTAAGAATAAAATCTCAATCGAAATTACAAACTCCTAGGGGGTACCTATATCTACTTCTCAATGAAAATATACAAACACAAAGGTTTATATTTACAAAAAAGTCCAGTGCACGGCTACGGCGTATATACTGACGTAAAAATTCTAAAAGGAGAGTTAGTAGAAGAGTGTCCTGTTGGGGATATATTACCTTTAGATTTTAGTAAATACAAACTTACCTTCTTAATGCCGTATCCAAGCCTTAAAAATAAAGAGTCTTTATGGCATCCTACTGGATATTGCGCATATTTTAATCATTCTAATAGTCATAATGTTGTTTGGGAAATAGACACTAGTAAAAACCTAGCATATTTTACAGCAGTTAACAATATTATACCAGGCGAAGAGCTTTTTATTAATTACAATTTGGAAATGTAAAAAATTTATTTATATCTTTGCATATAAACTAAATTTATAGACATGGCAAAGAAATTAAATTTCACACCTTACGGTCAATGGATAGTATTACCTAATCCAGCAACTAAGAAAACTAAATCAGGTATTATCTTAGATGACGAAACTGCAAAAAAATTACAAACTAATATTTTAGAAGTATTAGCAGTAGGACCAGATTGTAGACAAACTGAAGTAGGAGATACTGTAATGGTAGATCCAAACTCTGAAGCAATGCTTATACATATTGATGATGTGCAGCATTTGTTTGTTAACGAGTTTCAAATATTAGGTAAATTCTAATGAAACTGTCAGGAACTGTTACAATAACGTTAGAAGATTATCAAGCTCTACTAGATAATCACACTAAAATTTCTGAAAGGGAAGAAAAAACAAAACTTGCGGCAAAAGAGCTACAAGTTTTTTTAACTTATATGTGTGATAAAACTGATATATCTCAATACGTAGAAGAGTTTAACAGACAATCTAAAACAGCGCAGATATTAATAACTAACGGTAGAGCACAAATAAAATTTAAAGATGAAAAAGAAAATAACAGTTAATATTGATAGTACATACAAGCATTTACAGTTATGGAATGGCATCTTTGATCTAACAAATACAGAACTAAAAGTTTTGTCTAGTTTTATTGATGTACAAGATATTACAAAAGACAGTAATATGTGCTCAATGGAGAATAAAATACAAGTTGCAAGGTTTATAGGTATAAAAGATCCTAACACCCTAAACAACTACATTAAAAAATTTAAAGACAAAAGAGTTATTTCTAAAATAGGGGGTAACTATGTGTTAAATCAATTATTAGATACAGATGCCAGAACTATTGAAATTACTATCAATAAAATTTAAAGTAGTAATAACTTATTACGAAGTAGGACCTTATAATATAACTATATTTCAAGATTCTAATGGTAAGTTTTTGCATTTAGAAGTAGAAGAAACAATATTTTAATTATGGCTGATAATCCAGAGCAAAATACACCATCGTTTTTACAAATGGTAAAAAGTTTTACAGAAGCATCTGTAGACTTTGTAAAAAAAGGCGCACCTGTGTGCACAGTAGAAGAATACAGAGAAAGATTAGACATTTGCAATGAATGTCCTTATCTTTTACGTAAAAATAAACGTTGTGGTAAATGTGGTTGTTTACTAGAGTTTAAGGCTCGTATGAAAACACAAAAATGCCCAGAAAAGAAATGGCCAGGCGATAAATAATGGCTAGAAGTAAAAAAGAAATAATACAACTAATTGCAACAAAGTATAATTTACCTTTAAAAGAGGTAACAGATATTGTTGAGTATCAATTTAAGTATATTTCTAAAATAATGAAAAAAGGTGACTTTGAAACAGTGCGTTTACCGTATTTTGGTAAATTTTCTGTTAAACAAGGTAGAAGAGAATACATAGAAAAATTAAAAAATGAAAAAGAAACTTAAATTATTTTTTAAAAATTTATTTTTAAATACAAATATATATTATTACGATTATATACCTGTAAAAGAAATTTTAGGAACTTATGATTTTAATGATGGAAGAAATCACCAACATAATGATAAAATAATTAACCCAAAAGTGCAAGCATTAATTAAAAGGTACGAAAAGGTTGGTTTTGATGAAAATTATTACATAGAAGTGTTCAAACTTTTAGGTTCTGCATTTAAAATTAATAATAAAGTTTTTTGGCCTTCTAAAAATAAATTAAATCTTGCGGAAGAAATTAATCAAGATAAAGATAAAGTTGAAATGATGCCGCAATACAAATATAGATCTACAGATGGAAATCATAGACTGTGTGCTGCTAAACATTTTTACGGAGAAGATTATAAAATTCTTGCAGTAGTAATACATAATAAAGGTAAGTCTTGGGAAATGCAACACATACATAAATTATATCTATCTATTACTCTAATGTGTATAAATATTTTATTTTTAATTTTATTACTATTAATATGAAATTACAAGACGATTTAATCTATATAAAAGACAATAAAGCTATTCCAAGCCCTTATGCAAAAACTATTATAGAGTTTAAAAATTTAAAAGCAGAAGAACTTGGATTTGTATATTTTATGTGTGATCATAGATCTCCTTTTGCAGTGTATGATTGGGAACAGCGTATAGAAGAAGTAAAAAATAGTATATTTGGTAATAAGAAATGGACACCTAGTGATAAAGTGTTAATAGCTTGTGAAAAATATGAAAAATTAATAGAAACCTCTGCAGTTAGGCTTTTAAAAGCAGCAAAAGAGTCTGTAGTTAAATTAGAAAAATATTTTAGGACTGTAGATCTAACTTTAATGGATGATAACGGTAAACCTATATATCATGCTAAAGATTTAATAAATAATTTAGAAAAGATGGGTAAAGTAGTAGATGGATTAACAAGATTAGAAGAAATAGTTAAAAAAGAAGAACAAGCAGCAAATACAAATAGAGGAGGAATAGAAGTAAATAAATATAGTATGTAATGGATTTTTTAGAAGACTTAGAAATGTATAATAGAGCAATGTTTAACGCTTATGAGTTTATAACTGATAGGCAAAACGTAGATGATTTAATAATTAACTTAGAAATACACGAAATTGACTCATACCCATTGCCATTTGACCCTTTAGTAGAAACTGGTAAGAATCCAGCTATTATAGACATGGTAATTGCTCATTTTACAGAGCTTGAAGAGTATGAAAAATGTGCAGAACTTGTAAAGGTAAAAAATAAATGTCAAAATTCCAAAACACCGACAGATTAAGGCCATCTGCACTAGCTTTTTTAAAAAATGGCTATTTTACTAACGCTTTACCTGGAACAAAAGAGTATTATGAGTTTTGGGATGAAGAAAAGCGTAGGTGTTTATACGGATACACTGTAGATGAACTACATATTACAGGATTTCACTATTTTTATTTAAACTATTGTCCTATTGACAGAGCTGTTGATGAGATAATGCCAGATGGTAGTACACAAGCTAAACGTGAACGTACATTTCCTAGATTTTATGATGGAGATTGGGAATACTTCCAAGAAATAGACAAGGCAAGAGCTGAAAATAGGCATATGATAGTTTTAAAGGCTAGACGTAAAGGATATTCTTATAAAGCAGGCTCTATGCTTGCTAGAAACTATTTTTTTGTACGTAATTCTAAAAATTTTGTATTTGCAGCACAAAAAGAATATTTAATTGGGGATGGACTACTTTCTAAGGCTTGGGACTTTCTAGCATTTATAGATGATCATACCGCATGGGCTCAACCGCGTCTAAGAGACCGTGAAATGCACAAACAATCAGGATATAAGAAAAAAGTAAACGGTTTAGAGATAGAAATGGGTATGAAGTCTCAAATTATGGGTGTATCTCTAAAAGATAATCCAGATAAAGTAAGGGGTAAAGCAGGAGAGCTAGTTTTTTTTGAAGAAGCAGGATCTTTTCCAGGATTGTTAAAAGCATGGGAAGTAACTATGCCAACAATGCGTCAAGGTGCTAAAACTTTAGGAATGATGATAGCATTTGGTACAGGTGGTACAGAAGGTGCTGATTTTGAAGCTATGGAAGAGATATTTTACAATCCTGCAGCATATGACTGCATGGATTATGATAATATTTGGGATGAAGGAGCTGTAGGTACAAGATGTGGGTATTTTATACCAATACAAAAGAATTTAGATGGATTTATTGACAATGACGGTAATTCTTTACAAGAAGACGCAATAGAGTATGAAAAAGAAATGAGGGAAAAGAAGAAAGGTGCTGCTGATGCAAAATCTTTAGACCAATATATGGCGGAGCACCCTTTCTCACCTCAAGAAGCAACTCTTAGAGTAACTGCTAACTTATTTGATGTAGCATCTTTACAAGAACAGTATAATAAAATTAAAGCTAGAAACTTACAATCTATAGGTACAATAGGTAAGCTATATTATGGTAAAGAAGGTGATATAAAGTTTACACCTGATGGGGATTTGAAACAAATTATAAAATACCCACATAGAAAAGATGATAATACTACAGGAGGTATAGTTATATACCAAGCTCCCCATAAAACAGCAGAAGGAACTGTTCCTAGGAATATGTATGTAATATGTCATGACCCTTATGGGCAAAATCAATCTGCAGATAGCACATCTTTAGGAGCAGCATACGTAATTAAAAGACCAAACAATATATCACAACCAGATGACATGATTGTAGCAAGTTATGTAGGTAGACCAGCTACTCAAGATGAATATAACAGAAATTTATTTATGCTTGCTGATTATTACGGATGTAAAATAGGATTTGAGAATGATCGTGGTGAAGTTATTGCATACGCAAAACGACACAGAAAGTTACATAGATTACAAGAAGAATTTGAGATGTTAGACAAAAAAGATTTGCGATCTAAAACTGTAAAACGACAATATGGTATGCATATGACAGAAGGTAGAAAAAGACAGGGTGAAATATACATTAGAGACTGGCTAAACACTGTTAGAAGTACAGATGAAAATGGTAATCAAACTCTAAATTTACATAAAATATATGATCCTGCATTATTGTTAGAACTTATAAAATTTAATCATAAAGGTAACTTTGACCGCGTTATGGCTTTTATGATCGGGATGTACCATACTAGAGAATTATACAACACAGAAATAAAAGAAATATTAGAAGATAATTCTAGTAATAAATGGTTTGATCAAAATTATTACTAGTGATATATCTATAAAACGCGCGTAGAAAATAAAACAAATGTAAAACGATTTGTAAAATTTAGTATTTTTGTAAGATTATGGGTTACGATAAAATTCCAAGGCAAAAACTGCCTTTAAGACAAAAAACAAAAGATTGGAGAGAGAAATGTGTAGAAGCATTTATTGATCTATCTAATGCGGGCATTGGTCACGCAAATCGCAAAGACGATATAAAAATATTATATGATTATTATAACGGTGTAATTGATGAGGCAGATTACAATTACGTTTTAAAACCTTACGGTAAATCTCGCAAAAATTTTCCTTCAGAGATGCGTAATTATCCT